TGCTTCCTAAAAAATTTAGTATTTTTTCTCCTAGCCCTTCATTTAGCTTGTTTAAAGCATCAATTAATTCAGATTCAGATATACTAGAAAATGCTCTATCACCCTTTAAAATAATAAGTGTAGAATTGATATCACCCTCATTTTCGATTAGTAATTTCTTGGCCTTTTCGAATTGATTTATATTTTGAAATATCATAACAACTATTTTATTCTATATATCCTTTCTTTAACAATAAAGCATAAAAAAAGCCCCAATGAAGGGGCTTTTTTTTGTATTTCTACTATTACTACCAATTAAATGATAGCAGAAGCAGCTCCAACGTTAATGTGGAAAGTTAAATACATTGTTTCTGGGTGGTGACCAGCTTCTACCAATGAATAACGGGATTTAACCGCGATTTTTGGTGACATAGTACCCTCAGAGATAGTCTGAATTGATTCAGCCATCATGTAAGGCATGAATTTCATACCTGGCTCATCGTCTGCGCCTTTTCTTCCAACTAAAACTCTAGTGTCACCGAATGACATGTTTTGATCAACATATACTGTCATACCAGCGATTGAACCTACTGGGTAAAGAGTACCGTTGTTTTGAGTTAAAGTATTAGTAAACGGTGCGAAAGTGAACTGACTGATGTCTTGTAAAGCAGACGCGATTTGTGAGTTTGTAACGATAAAGTTAGCAGGACCTCTTCTTCCTCTGTTAGCTACAACGTTAGCAGCTGCTAAGATACGACTATAAAGTCTTCTTTGAACTGTTGATAAGTTCTCAAAAGTACCTGTAGATGGACCCGCTACTGAACCTGGTTTTTGACCAGCTCCGATTGCTGAACCATCAGCACCGATAAAGTTAGGAACTGCATAACCTGAAGCAGCACCACCAATAACTAAGTTAAGGTTTAAGTTTGTGCTTTCAGTTACATAGAAGCTAGAGTGATTTTGCCATCCTAAAGCAAATCCTCTTGAAAGGATGTGTTTATTAATAGCTTGAGAAACCTCATTAACTAATGCGTTTTCGATCATAGAAACTACGTCGATACCGAATTGTTTGCTAAGATCCTGGATTTGCTCAGTTGTTACAGAAGCAGCAACTTGGAAAGTACCAGCTTCAACGAACTTAGTAAATGTAGAAAGACCTAGAGATTTGTAGTAAGCAGATTCACCCGTTCCTCTTGACATTGGATCGTAATTCTGTGTACCATCTACGTATGGTCCTTGCCAGTTGCTACCATTACTAGTACCAGCTCCAGAGAAACCTTGGATATGATCTTCTAATGTTTTAACTAATGTAGCAGGAGCGCTAACATAAGCTACAACAGTACCAACGTTTGAAGTTGCTCTGATTTCAGATGATCCAGCAACTAAATCTGCGATAGACTTAGCAGTAGTAGCAACAGTAATTGCTGTTACTCTAAAGATTGGATATCCATCGATACGTGAAGCACCAACATATGATCCAGTTACGTAGTTTGTGTTATCTCCAGTTACCATGATTACATATACATCACCTACTACTAAAGGAGTAGTTACTGGTGAAGTTGAACTTACAGGAACTTTAATTAAGTCTGGAGAGTTTGCAGTGTTGCTACTAGCAGCATCTATAGATGTTCCAGTTAATTTACCACCTGCATAAACGTAGTCTAGGTAAGATAATACTCCTGTAGGACCACTCATTGGGATAACAGGAACGATGTCAAAACCTACGGTTTTAGCAGCTACCTGAATAGCCAAAGGAAGTAATGAAGGAAATTTATCACCAGAACCTACATATTGGTTGTTATAAGAACCACCATTGTAGAAACCAGCAGGACCACCGCCAGCAGGACCACCACTGTAGTTACCTGGAGGAGTTATTTGACCCATACCGTTCATAACTCCTAAAGAGTTATATGCTCCGGCAGATTCGTTTAAAGAGTGAAAGTGACAGTATTTAGAAATCCATTCTACTTTTGAACGGTCGCTAATGCCAGTTTTGCTCTCGATGATTGGAGACCATGTTGAATAGATCTCATTTTGATTTAAGAGTTGCATTTTTGTTTATAATTATTTAAACCTTTTTCCTAATTCTTCTGCGATACTTTGAATGTATGTATTAGATACACCCATTTTTGCAGTTTCTTTAGAATTTTGGGATTCTTCTAACTTTTGAAGATTAGAGCTAGGAGCAATAAAGCCAGGACGTGTTCTCCAGAAATGATTGATCTGATAAGATGTCTCTAAGTTGTAGAATTTACTTTGAGCAATAATAGATGCTCTGTTAGATTCATTTAAAGACTCCCACACAGGAACTAAATCTGTAGGCATCATGTCAAGGAATTTTTCTCCCGAATTAATCTGTTCAGTTAATGCGGATCCCATAATTTGAACTACATCCGTACCCGAATTGTAATTCTGCTCATTAAGAGCTTTAACGACCTTTTGTTTTTCGGCCTCGTTCAATGATATAAATCCTTTCTTAGTATTGTCATCGACAAGTTTTAAGAATGAATATTTATTTTCGTTTATAATTTCATCTGTTTTTTGTTTATTTACAGATTCAAGTAATTTATCAACTTGTCCAGAAAGTGAAGTATAATCCCCTGAGAAACCAGAAGTTCTTTTCCCTTCGTTAATTGATTCATTTACTTGCTTAATCATTACATTTTTAGGAGATGTATTATTAACTGATTCAGCTACATATTGAGAATACTCAATATTACTTTTAACCTTTTCAGCAAGATATTCTCCGTAGTTAATGCTTCCGTTTAATTTCTCAGCTAAGTAATCGCTATAAGCAATTCCTTTGTCAAGATTTTCGCCTAGATATTCAGAATAAGAAATACCTTTATCAAGATTTTCTGCTAAGTAATCTGAATAAGAAATGTTTCTATCTAAGTTCTCCGCTAAGTATTCTGCATAAGAAATATTCTTGTCTAAGTTCTCTGCTAAGTATTCTGCATAAGAAATATTCTTGTCTAAGTTCTCAGCGATATATTTACTATAAGCAATATTGTTGTCAAGGTTTTCTGCAATATACTCAGAATATGAAATGTTTCCATCTACATGTTCTGCTAAGTATTTTGAATAAGAAATAGCCTTATCAAGATTTTCTCCTAGATACTTATTATAAGAGATTGATCCCTCTAAATTTTCTGCTAAGTAATCTCCGTATTTAATAGAAGATTCTAAGTTTTCTGCAAGATATTCAGAATATTTTTCTAATCTCTGAATTCTTTCTTCTAATCCTGCGTTTCCTTCTGCCGGTTTTGACGATTCTTTTAAGTTACTTCTTACTTCAGTTTTTAATGCTTCCATTTCTTTTTTAAGTAGTAAAGAGTAATCGTTTAATTCGTCTGCTGTGACAAAGTTATTATCCATGTTCTTTGAATTATTTGTGTTTTCTTTTAAGAGTTTTGCGATCTTTATAGAATCTTTTATTCTATATATCTGAGTGTTTGAATTTTTTCTCAGACCAAAGCTTTCATTTATGTTATCTAATGATGAAATAATTGAATTTTTTCTAGTTTCACTAATTGAAGAAGATCCTGCACTTTCGTAAATGCTTTCACAAACTCTTTCTAATTGTGCATTTTCAAATCCTGGATCAGCAACTAAATCATAAGTAAAGATTTTTTTAATTTCTACTTCTTTATTATTTTTTACGTTTCCAGCTGCTCTTGAAGATATAGAAACTGGAATGCCTGCATCAACTAAGCTTTTAGCTATTTGTCCAGCAGGAGTATCTAATAATTTGATTTTGATTTTAATTGATCTGTCGTTCTTATCGTAAGAAAGATTTGTAATGATATGAGAGATATTCTTAAGAGATACATCAAATTCTTTAGGGTGGTCTAATTCACCAACTAATCTATTCTGATCAATCTTTTTTTGTAAATAGTCAAGATGTGGAAGGTATTCCTTCTCCTCATATATTCTATGATTCTCGTTTTCTTTACCGAATATAGCAGCAACACCTTCTAAGAAGTAGTCGTCTCCCTTTTTGAAAGAGGTAAGGTTTTTACCTGCCTTTTCTAATATTAATATGTAGTCCAAATCTTTTTCCATTATATATTTTTTTATATATCTATATTCGTAGAATTTTCTCTTATGTAGAGCTTATAATTTTACAGTTTTGGCTCTTCAGTTTTTGTATCATCTTCTTTAGTAGATACTTCATCTGATTTTACCATTGCACTTCCTTCTATTGCAGCAGCTATCATTTCAGCATTTATCGATGCAAGATTTTCTGCCATTGCAGATTCATTAGAATTTAATCTTTGGATAGCTTCTTTAATTTCGTCCATTGCATCGTCTGAATCTGTATCATCACCTTCCGCAAGTGTTTTAGAATTAAATTCAGGGAAATTCTCAACATCGGAAACTGTTAAAGTCCCTATATTATTTATTTCTGTTACTAAATTTTCTTTTTCTTTTTTAGTGTATAGTCTTTGGATTTCAGACCAAGCAGATATTGCTTTTTCCTCATTAGTATCACAAGTCCAAGCTCCTTTTAATACAGCTAAAGAACTCATTATAGCTTGAATATCTGTATCACTAACTCTTCCATCTAATGTATCAATTAATCCTCTTGTCATTCTAATAATAGCTCCTCTAGAAATAAATCCAGATGTTACTGTTATAGCTACATTTGTTCTTCCATCCATTAATTGAGATGCTGCAGCACCACCAGCTGCACCTGCTCCAAT